GTGTGGTTGACATTGCTGACGGCACAACCGTAAGCGCAACTGACACTGACTAATTGATGGTCAGTTAGCTAGGCCATCTTCTGGGGATCCTCGGAGGATGGCCTTTCTCACATTGAGAGGTTCAAATGGCTGCTGGCGACACTGGTGTATCGATATGTTCTGATGCCTTGCTCCTGATTGGTGCCAAGGCTATTTCGTCTTTTAACGACGGCACCGATGAGTCAAGCGTTTGCGACCGACTCTATCCAGATATCCGCGACTCTACCTTGGTCATGTACCCGTGGTCTTTTGGCATGAAGAAGGTGCAGCTGGCTCAGCTCATTACCACCCCAACAACTGTTTGGACTTACGAGTACCAGCTCCCCGGCGACAAACTGGCCAACCCCCGTGCTGTGTACAACAGCGCCAACTCCGGCAGCCCTGTGCAAAAGGATTGGGAGATCCAAGGCGACAAGCTGCTCACCAACCTGACCAGCGTCTACATTGATTACCAGTTTAGCGTCCCTGAGTACGCCATGCCGCAGTACTTTGTGCAGCTGCTCAAGTACATGATTGCGTGGCACATTGCTGAGACTATTACCGAGCAGCAAGACAAGTCTGCCAAGTGGCAGCGTGTGGCCACAGGTGACCCATCTGAGAATGGTCGCGGTGGCTTTTTGCGCACCGCTATGAATATCGATGGCCAGAACAACCCTGTGCGCGTGATTGAAGACTACAGCCTAATTGCGGTGAGAAACTGATGCCACGCTTTGTTGAGTTCACCACCAACTTCGCAACAGGCGAGCTCGACCCATTGCTGCGTGCGCGGGTTGACTTGGCCGCATACGGCAATGCACTGGCCAAGGCTACCAACGTGCTGATCCAGCCGCAGGGTGGCCTGCGCCGTAGGCCCGGCAGTAAGCACATCTTTGAGCTGCCAAACACAAGCACCGAGTCAGCTGGCAACGGTGTGCGCTTGGTTCCATTTCAGTTTTCTGTGGACGACAGCTACATGCTGTGCTTTACCCACAACCGCATGCATGTCGTCAAGGGCGGCGTGGTGCAATCCAACATCAACGGCACCGGCAACAGCTACCTGACCACCACCATTGGATCCACGATTGTTGACGATATGTGCTGGATACAGTCTGCCGACACATTGATTGTGGTGCATCCAGATCTGCAGCCGGTGCGGATCACCAGAACCAGCGACACCGCTTGGACGGCCACATCAATCACGTTTGACTCAATACCCAAGTATGCATATGACATTGATTTTCATACCAATACCAGCTCAACCCTGACCCCGTCTGCCGTGTCTGGTAATGTGACCTTGACGGCATCAACGACGCATCACGACTCTGGCACAGCGCAAGCTGGCACCAGCACGACCATTACCCTTAAAGCAACAGCAAGTGCAACAGATGACATATATGTTGGCATGTACGTCAACATCACAGGCGGCACAGGCTCTGGCCAAACTCGGCTGATTGAGGACTACAACGGCACCACCAAGGTGGCCACAGTTGAAGAGGCCTTCACCGTCACGCCAAACGGCACAAGCACCTACACCACAACCACGTTTTCAGCTCTGTCTGTCAACCAATACATCAATGTGCAGCCGCAGGGTCGCGCAAGGATTGTGCGGTATGTGTCAGCCACAGTGGTTGAGGTGGTGACAGAGTACCCATTCTTTAACACCACCGTGATTGATGCAGGCCGCTGGGAACTTGAGCATGGCTATGTGGATGTGTGGTCAAGCACTAAGGGCTGGCCACGCTCTGTGACTTTTCACGAAGGCAGGCTCTATTTTGGTGGCAGCAAGTCGCGGCCATCCACGATCTGGGGCTCCAAGATCGGCCTGTTCTTTGACTTTGTGCCAAGCGAGTCGCTGGATGATGACGCGGTCGAGGCCACACTTGACACCAACGATTTGAACGTAATCACTGACATCATCAGCTCGCGTGACTTCCAAGTGTTCACCACTGGCGGTGAGTTCTTTGTGCCGCAGCAGGGCACTGATCCAGTCACGCCGCTGACCTTTACATTCAAGAACGTGAGTCGCAATGGCATCAAGCCCGGCACTCGCGTGCAATCGGTTGAGTCTGGATCGATCTACATTCAGCGCCAAGGCAAGTCGCTTAACGAGTTTGTGTTTAGTGACACCCAGCTCACCTACATTACGCAGCGGATCTCATTGCTGTCTGGCCACCTACTCAAAGGGCCACAGCGCGTTGCGTTGCGTCGAGCATCAAGTACCGAAGAAGCCGACTTGCTGTTGATGACCAACACTGATGACGGCACCATGGGTGTGTTCAGCATCATGCGCAGCCAGCAAGTGACCAGCCCATCTGAGTTCATCACAGATGGCTCTTACATCGATGTGGGCGTGGATGTGAACGCCATCTATGTGGTGACCAAGCGCACGTTCAACAGCGTTGACAGGTACTTCATTGAGCTCTTTGGCTACGAGTATTTCACCGACTGCGCGTTTGTTGGCGGTGCAGCAGCCAGCGCCAGCAGCCTGCCTCATGTGGCCAAGGTGTTGAACGTGATCACCGATGGCTCGCCACAAGGGAATGAGACTGTGAGCGGAGCTGGCGCTGTGACCTTTGACCGATCTAGCACCACCAGCTATGAGGTTGGCCTGCCAATCACCGTCTACGTCAAGACCATGCCTGCCGAGGTCAAGCTGCAAACCGGCAGCCGGGTGTCGTTCAAGAAGCGCATTGTGGAAATCAGCGCAGTGGTCAACGAGACTCAAAACATGATCATCAACCAGCAGCCGGTGGCGTTTAGGTTGTTTGACAACCCGCTGCTGGACGACCCCATACCAGAGTTCACCGGCATCAAGCGCGTCAATGGCGTGCTTGGTTACAGCCGCGAGCAGTCCATTGAGGTATCCCAAGACTTGCCGGTCAAGATGAACCTGCTGGGCTTGGACTACCGAGTAGCTGTTTTCTCAGGAACATGACATGGCAACAGCAGTAACACCCGGACAAGTAGTTGGAGTCGCAGGCCTGATTGGTGCCTACGGCGAAGCCGAGGCGCAAAAAGCTGCGGCGATAAATCAGCAGACAAGCTACCTGCTGCAAGCGCGTGACACGTTGGCTGTGGCCGAGGTGCGTGCCGACATGTCTGAGCAGTACTCCACTATCCAAGCCGGTCGCACAATTAAACGCGCCGAAATGGAAGCTCAGAATTACACCATTGCTGGCAATGGTTTACTTAGGAACATGCGAGCAACCAACGCAGCTATTCGCGCAAGAGCTGCTGCAAGCGGCGTGGTGCTGGGTGAGGGATCTGTGCAGGCTGTGCAGCGCGAGAACGTGGCTGCCACATTTCGTGATGTTGGTATTGCTGACCTTAACGCACTGACTGCGCGGGTCATGGGCTTTGAGGATGCCAGCGCCATGCTGGAGTCCACCGACTACCAAAACATGCTCAACCTGTACAGCGCAAGAAGCCAAGCTGGCCAGCTAAATTTTGCTGGCTCTGCCGCTCGCAGGGCTGGCGGCATCCTTGCCGGAGCAACATTAACCAGTGCTTTGGCTCCGGCTTACAAAGCATATACGGATAAATAAACATGGCCACAAGAATCGAATCAGGACAAATGCAATTGCGCTCTGTTGGTGGTGTACCAATGACGCAAGTGCAGCAGCAACAGGTTGATTACATTGGGCCGCGTGTTGCTGCACAAGGTGCCAGCCAGCTTGCGCAGATTCTTGATCGCATGAGCGCCAGTGCATTTCAAACTGCTGCCGGTATGCGCCAGCAAGAAGGCTTGCAGTTTGCCGCACAAAACCCATTGACATCTGAGCAGGTGCAGCTTGCCAAAGATGGAGTTAATCCAGAGGGTTGGTTTATGGGGCCTAATGGGTCAACACTTCCAATGCCAAGTGTCAATTCAGCTGGATATTTTGCGCAAGCTGTTGCCAAAGCTCGCAGCCTTGAGCTATCTGGCCACTTTGAGATTGAAGGCCGCAATGAGTTGGTGAAGCTGTTGTCTCAGGTCGAGGCAGGTCAAATTGACTCTGCCCAAGTCGCAGCAAAAGTTCAGACTATGTCCGACGGTTTCTCAAAGTCTTTGGCAAACATTGACCCAGAGGCATCAATCAAGTTCCGAGCAACCATGGCCACGCACGGCAACACCGTGCTCAATGCTGCCTACAAGGCCGAGCTTGACAGAGCCAAAGCACAGCGCATTGCTAAGTTCGACTCTGACTTTGATAACAGCACACGACTGCTTGAGCAAACAATTTCTCAAGGTAGCTTTACTGATGCCAGTGGCCAACAGCGCTCCATTGATGAGTTGGCTGATGTGTTTCGCAAGAACGTGCTGACACAGTCTTTATTGCTTGGCGACAAAGCTTTGCAGACAGAATACAGCACCAAGTTTGAGGTAGCGTTGCGCACAGCCAAGATCAATTCTGTGACCAAGGCTTTGATTACTGATGCCAACATGGTAGACCCAGAGCTGACTCTTAAAAACCTGAGAGAAGGCAAACTTGGCAACATGAGCCCAGTGCTTCAGTCCATGATCGTCAATGACTTTGATGCTGTGGCTAAGGTGACTGCCAACTATATGGTGGCTGTCAACAGCCGCAAGTCAATCAAGGATGCCAAGATTGTTGAAGAAAAACGTGCAGCTGTTGCTGAATTTGTTCCGCTATATGAACAAGCCATATCAGCTCCAGAAGGAAGCCCCGCCAGAAAAAAGTTTGCTGGGCAAATTGCTGACCTTGCAACACGATCTCCAGATGCCGTGCCTATTGGGGTATTGAAAGATTTGCTTGAGCCAAGCAAAGAGGGTAATTCGGTTGCGGAACTAAATGTGTTGAATAGTATTTTTCTTGGAACAATTAACAGTTCAGAGCAAATTATGAAAAACAATACGTTGAATGCTAAACAAAAAATTACTGCATTAAAGTTTTTTATTAGTGAGGATCGCCGCGATCAATATGACTTGATTTCTGGAATATCAAAATTATCTGGCATACCAGTAATACCCGGCAGCGTAGTAGTAGTTGATCCAAAGGGTGAAGAGTTTAAGAGGCGCAACGATTTAAATGCTGAATCTTTGCAAATTCAAGCTGAGGCTGCGCGCAAAGGTGAAGTGCTAACCCCTCGACAAATACTTTCTAAGCTAGAAGAAAACCTTACTCTAAGAAGAAATTCAGAGTCAGCAAAAGCTGCAAGAAGCACATTGACACAAGTGTATGAAAAGAAAGAATGGATTAATGGGGCAATTACCCGTGAATCTTTGTCAGCTCTTCAGCAAAAAGCAGGTAGCAATAGACAAAAACTACAAGAGCTAGAGCAGATTAAAAAACTTATACGCAAAGCAGAGGGAGAGCAGTAATGGCCTACAGCTCATTTGAAGACAAATACCTGTCGGCCTTGGCTGCTGTCCAGTTTCCTGACATGCCTGTTGAGCCAGCGATGCCAGAGCAGACCATGCCCGGCAGACAAGAAGGTGATGTGATGCTGGCCGAGGTTGGGTCGCGTAATTTGCCAGAGCAGGCCTACAGTGGCCGTTATCCAGACAGCATGAAAGCTATTGAGCCAACCGTGCGCGAGCGTTTGGCAGGCGTGTTGCAATCCAGCTTTGAAGGCTTGGGCATGGATCGCTACAAGGCTCGCCAAAACGCTCAGACGCTGATTGGTGGTGGTAGTAGCAACCTGCCGTTGAACATAGGCTTGGCTGACTTTGTGCCATTCTTGGGTACAGGGCTGCAGACTGAAGAGTCTGCAATCATGGGCGGTGAGTCAATTGAGTCTGCCAAACGCGGCGACTATGGAACGGCTGCACTGCAAGCTGGAGGTGCTGTGCTTGGTTTGGTGCCCGGAGTAGCTGGCACGGTCAAGGCAGGCAAGGCGCTTGCCCCCGAAGCTGGACAGATGATCAGCAAAAGCATGGAAAAACTTGGCACTCCACTCCAAATGAATATTGTGGAGCCCAGCCCATCATCAATACAGGGGCCGGTATTAAACAGACAAGAAAAAGCCGTTATCAGTGCTGGCGCTGGGCGCAAAAAGCTAGTACGAGATGAAGCAATAAAACTTGCAGAAACCTTGAAGTCCAACTACCCAGAGGGAGATGGATGGTCGCCAATAGAAATTGGGAAAGTAGATCAAAAATTTGATAAAGCTGGCAAGTTTGTAAAAGTAGAAGTTGATCCAAAGGCTATTGCCTACGACTTTCACACGCCGCCAGAAGGCGTGCCAGAAGAAGCATGGCAAGCCACAATGTCATCGCGTATTTTGGATGAGGTGCAGATCGTTGTTGACCGTGCCGCTTCTGGTGATAAAGCCGCCTTAGATATTTTGGCAGAAGCAAGCTGGTATCGAACCATGCGCGACAGGTTACGCGCAGAGTTTGGTGGCCTTGGTGATGTATTTGCGGATGTCTTAGGTACAACCTCGGCGCAAACAGATGTTCGTCAAAACTTTAAAAACGCAGTGACGGTTCTTACAAAATTCAGCCGTGGCGATTACGATAAAACGCTGGCAGCTTATGAAGCAAGAGTTGCTAAAGGGCAGCCAGTAGATCCCGAAACCTTAAGCGCTTTGGATAAAGCAGGTGATTTTGACTTAATCAAAAATGATGCCGGTAAATTGTTTAATACAAATAGCCCGGCAACCATGGGCGCTTTGCTAGACATGTTCCGAGCAATTAAAGCTGGAGATTCTCCAAAGACTCCAAACTTTACAGGCAATTTAATTGGCTTGACTAATGAGGCAACCATTGATGTCTGGGCCGCTCGCATGTTGCGCAGACTGGCTGATTTACCAAGAATACCTCCACCAGCAGAAAAAGGCGTTGGTGGTGCCCATCAAAAAGGATCAACATTATTTGAGCCAAAAGTAAGTGGTGAATTTGGCTTTGGCCAAGACGCATTTAGAGAAGCGGCTGACGAAATAAACAAAAGCGGAATTATTAAAAATGTTGCCCCGGCCATTGGTGACCTTGGGCCAGACGACTTGCAAGCAGTTGCATGGTTTATTGAAAAAGAAAAATGGACAAACAACGGCTGGACAACAAAAGCCGGTGAAGGTGGCTCGCTTGATTACGAAATGTCATTGGCTGGCGCTGCTGATCAAAGCCGCATCAGTGATTTAAGAAAAGGAATCAACAAGTCATTCCAAGGGCCAGCCCGGCGCAAGGGTGAATTGGAAATGGGCGAGCAAGCTTACGAGTATCGTGTCAACCCATTGCGAGAGCAAGACCTTGCAAACAAAGAAGCCATGAGGCAAGAGCTTTTGCAATCCAAGGCCAGCGTTGATCGTTACACGCTTGGCGTTTCTGGAGAGCGTCCAGACAAGCCAATGAGCAACTATGCGCAAGCCGAGCTTGCCGCTGAATTTGATGATGTTGTGCGTGATGATGCAAGTGTTGTTGCATATAACTTGGCAAACACATACGGTTCCTTTATGGGAGATACAGAGCGAGCTTTAAATGCCGAATTTGTTGTGCGTCAAAATTTTAATCCCTCATCGCTTGAACGTCGCATGGTTGAGCAAGGCAAGACCTACGACCAAGATGCTGTCTTTATTTCTAAAGTAGTCCCAGATGGCGTAAGTCCAAACGCAAGACCCGGCGTTGAAATTTATTTCAAGCAAAAGATGACACCTGATCAAATGGCGGCGGTCACAGCAAAGCTGCGCCAGTATGGTGTTGATGGGTTTACTTATGTAACAGACATGCGATTCAATGACCGTATCAATGTACAGGCTCGCGCAGGTGGAGCTGAAACTGCAGGCTTGAATGGACTACGTTTTCAGTACATTCCTGAATTTGATGATGCGTTTAGCGCAGCTGACCAAGCCAAAATCATGCAAGAAAAAGAAGATCTGTTCCAAGACATTGTTGGCGATATAATCAAAGAGGGCAACGTGTCTGATGCCCGATTGGTTTTCTACGATACCAAGGTCTACTTTAGGGGTGATTACGATGAGTACCTTACAAGAACAGCT